CAACGTTGCCGAGCGCCCGCATCACGGACTGCTCGCCCTCTGCGCTGAATTTGGCGACGAGGTTGGCGACTTCCATTTACCGGCCCGCCTTTGCCTGTGCGCGCTTCGTCAGTTCGTCCTCTGCCTCGTGTTCCGCGCTCTCAGCGGCCAGCGCCCACGCTTCCACGATCGGCCCCCAGGTCAGCCCGTGCGCCCGGCAGAAGTCCACGCCCGCGTACCGCGTGGCTCTCATGGCGATGTACCAATCGGGGAGGCGGGCTCCGGGATGGTTGGGCTTGACGAGGGCACGCCGGATGGCTCTTTTGGGCCGCTCATGTCCCGCCCCCGGTTGAAGTCCGTCATCAACGCCCCGGCGATCGCCGCCACCAGCGGCAGGCCGAGCCCGACCACGTTTTCAATTGTGACCGGGTACGGCTGCCCCTCGACCGTCAGGTCCCACCCTTTGACGAGCGGCACGATCACGTAGGTGGCGACGGCGAACGGGTCCGCGTCCTGATCCGCGTTCGCCTTCACCCAGCCTTGTAGATTGGCCCACACGTCCGGCGTCATCGCGTCCGGGGAGTAGCGCACCGCAAACGTTTCGTCTGCCGTCACCGGAATGGCGACGGTGCGCACGCGCTTGGTGATAAGGTCAGACAGTTCAAACGGCATTGCGGTGCGTTCCTCCTGTTAGCTAATCGCGCTGGTTTCGTTGCGCAGATCCCAACTGATCCACTTGCCCCACGTCTTGTCGTACTGAATCTCGCCCTCGTACGTGACGGCGTAGACGCCATCCTGGTCCTTGAACTCGCTGATCCCGGTCAGGTGGACACAGAAGTCGAATTGCATCAGGTAGGTCGATGCGCCCAGCGTCGGCCCGGTGCATTTGATCCGCACGAACCGCTTGGTCCCGGCCCGCAGATCGGCCAGCTCGGCCATGCCGGTTGAATCGGCTTCCACCGTGAAGCTGAACGAGGTGTCCGGCGCCAGATCGACGTGCGCGGCCCAGGACGGTTCGGACGTGTTGCCCGGCCACACCGGCCCGTACATGCCGGTGATGCCCCAGGACCATTCAAAGACGCGGGTGAGCTTCGTTGTGCCGACGCCAGCGCCGGTATCGTCAATGTAGAAGTCCCAGTCCTTGCCGCTGATCGGCTGAATCGCGATCTCGGTCAAGGCCGCGCCCGCCGTGGTCTGCGTCATCGTGTAGGCGGGCGTCGAACCGGTCAGGCTTGCGCCGTTGACGACGATCAGCGGCACGTCGGCACTGGCGTACTGCCCGCCGAACGTGAACGTGGCGGGCGTGCCCGGCAGCGTGCCGCCGCCGACCGTGATGTCTCCGGACGCGACGTTCACAAGCGCGTCGAGCGCCGCCTGAATCGTGGCGGTGTTCGCGTTGTAGGCAAGCGATGAGGTCGTCTCGCCCATGAATTGCAGCGTGTAGGTGCCGCCGCTCACGGTGCCCGAGGCAGTCAACGTTTGCACTTCCGCGGTGCCCGCCGTCAGGGTGATGTTGTCGCTGTACTCCTGCCCGATCATCGTGCCGGACAACGACACGCCATCCCGCGTGCCGGTCATCTCGAGCCCGGTCACGAGCCCGTACGGGAACTCGCCCGCGCGAATCCATGACCCGGACTCGACGGTGTAGGTCTTGGGATTGAGGCCGGTGAACGTGAGCGGGTCCCACTCACCGAGGTAGACGCCGGACGATGGATTACTGATCGACGGCGGACCAAGCAATCCGCCGATGAGGTAGGTGGTTTCACCGGAGTACAGCGCCGGGTCCTGCTCGATGTCGGCTTCGACCCATTCCTTGTTCAGCACGCCGACCGAGCCAACCCGCACGCCTTTCGCGCGGTAGGTCTGCACTTCGGTTTGGATGCTGGGACGGATCGACGTGCCGATCAGGCGGCGCGTGGCCGGAACGGCGGTGCCCCGCGTGGATTCGGGGCCGATCTGCGTGATCTCGAAAACTTCTGCTCGCTCGGACATGCCAGATACCCTTTCGACAAGGGCACCGGCTACTCTGAGCACCGGCCACGTCTGCTAACGGTTTGGCGCGCCATCCGGTCAGGTCATGGGACACACCCGGACGGAGCGACTGCTATTCGGTTGTCGCCGCTTTGGGAGCGGGCCCAACCTCCAGTCTCACGACTTCCTTGCACCGTGGGCACGTCCAGACGACGAACCCCTGACCTTTCATCGACACTTCATCAGCGAGTTTGCGCCCGCACTTGTGGCAGCGGATGTCCGTCAGATGCAGCGTCATGCCTTTGCCACCGCCAGTTCGTATTCCCCGCCAAGATGCTGATAGAGCGCGTCGCCTTCTTCCGTCGTCATGCGGAACGGGCGCACCCGCTTGCAGTAGTCGATCCGGGCGTCACTGGTGGCCCCGTGTTGCGCGTGCAGCACCGTATGGATTTGGTCCACCAGCGTTTGCAACGCCGTCACGCTGTTGCCCTGCGTGATCGCCTTGACCAGATAGGTGAGCTTCGTCCAGATGACGTACGCCTCGTTGCCGTACACCTCGATCCCCGAACTCAGCGGCGAGAACACGATCATCGGGTACGTCGTCACGCTCTTGGGTGCGCGCCCGGCGTACACCCGCGTACCGACGATTCCGGCGATAGTGGCATCCCCCGTCAGGGTCAGGTACAGCCATCGCTCCGCTCGTGTCTCCGGCGCAATCACGCTCATGCAAGTTCCCGTTCCAGGTCCTTGAACCGCTTGGGGAACTCCTGCCGCGCCACGTCGATCGGGTCACTGAAGAACGGGCGTCCGGTGATGAACCGCGTACCGAAGTTCTGATACGCCGCGTATTCCGCGTTGTTGACGACTTCGCCCTGTCCCTGCCCAGTCATCTCGCCTTTGGTCAGGCCGAGCAGGTTGCCGGTGTCGATCACGTCGTACTTGACCACGTTGACCGTCACGTCATCCTCGGTCTGCAACACCTGCGCGCGTACGAGGTTATGGACGGCATCCGGCACCCGCGCCGCGGTTCGCTTGCACAGATTCGACCGAACCACCATCCGTACACTCACGCGATCCGCTTTCCGTAGACCCGCGTCGCCGTCCGGTAGGACTGCCCCGCGTTCGCATGCACGACCTGGTACTGCTCGCTACTCGTGTCATCAATCACGATGGCCGTCACGGGCGCTGTGGTGCCGTGTGGCAGCGTGATCACCGCATCCATCTCCAGACCCAGCCGTTCCGCGATGATGCGGTCACGGCCCGTCGGCGGTGCGACCCGGCACGAGACGGAGGCGTCGGACGTGCTGTCGGCGTTGAACCCGCCTGCGCTGTCGCTCGATCCCAGCGTCACCGAACGCAACGTGCAGGTGCGGTCAAGCGACGCCTGCGCCTGCGTCCGGATCTGCGTCAGTTGTGCGCTACTCAGCAGCGCCATCGGAGATCGTGCCTTCCCACTTGCCGAGCGGTTGTCCAACGTGAACGTCTGCGGTCATGGTCGTGCCTTCGGTGAGCGTGACTTCACCGACGTTCTTGCCGCGATTGACCTTGACCAACTTGGGTTGCTCCGGCACGACAGACCAACGCGGCTGCACCTTGGCGATCGTGAAACCGTCGTGCTGTTTCAGCGCGTCCAGGCTCTCGACTTCGTACCGCCGCCCGTCCGGGTGCTCAATCATGAATCCCATTGGTCGCCTCACTGTGATCGTGGTGTACGTGTGGTTGCGGATAGCCCGCTCATCGAAGGTCAAGCCCCCACGGTCCATCAGTTCACCACCAGTTCTGAGGTCAGGTCTTCCCAGCTCTCGACCCGCGACGTACGCCCGGTCAGCCGGAACGAGCCTGCCCCGCCCGCACGCTTGCGGTAGAAGTCGATCATCTTTTCGATGTCGCGCCGCCGCGCTTCCGGGTTGAAACTCGCCCCATCGGCGCTGAACGTTTCGCCCGCCGTCAACTTGGCGAACTTGCGCTGCCAGCCCTCGAATGCCGCTCGCTGCAAACCCGCCAGGCTGTAGGTCGGTGTCCACGGCGCGGTCGCTTCACACGTCCAGGTGACGGTGTTGTCCGTCGTGGTTCCGGCGATCGTGGTCCCGAACGTTGGCGAGCTGCCGCCGCTCGTGCCCGCCGTGGTGACAATGTAGACGTACCCGTTGCGCGTGGCCGGAACGACCCGGTAGTTCAGCGGATACGCCGTCGCTGCGGTCCATGCGGGCCATGCGTCCGGCTCGTTGCCGTCTTCGTCCTTGGTTGCCGCATACCGCAGCAGCCGGCCGAGTTCCGCCGTGGTCAGCGTCGGCTCCACCGAGGACTGCACCATGTCTTGCAGTTCCGTGAGCGCGTCCGTGTAGGTGTAGCCCGATGCAACAACCACGGCGGTCCTCAGCCCGGCTTAGCGGGCGCTGTACTTCAGCCAGAGCTCACCGACGAGCCCGGTCGTGTCACCAGACGCCTCGGATGCGGTGACATACCCGTCCGCGGCCCAGATGACCGCGCTGTCGCCGTTGGTGCCCTGGTTCTCGATGTTGTCGTAGACGCCAGCCGTCGCGCCGGACATGCCGTCGAGCAGCGTGTCGTTGCTGGTGGTCGCGTTCGCCGCCACGCCGATGTCGATGGTGGATGCGCCCGTGCTGCCAGTCGTGATGTTGAGGACGGCGCGGTCGATCACCAGCGCAACGCCCTCCGGGTTCAGGACCGCCGCAAGATCACCGGCAGCCGCGCCGGTATCCGCAAGCGTGATCTTGAACCAGCCGTTTTCATATGAGCCGGTCGTTGCCATTGGTCACTGCTCCTAACTGAATGGCGTTGCGACGGTGCCAGAGGCGATCATCTGCCCCGTTACCCACCACTTACCGCCCGGAGTCGATGCGAACCGGCAATGCGTGCCGACCGCGCCGCCCTTCGTTGTGCCGTTCATCGTCATGATCAGATCGTCGCTGCCGTCCGGCGCGTAGTAGGCGTGCGCGTTGCTCGTGTCCGTGTCGATGTTTTCCACCGATCCATCGAGCAAATCACCGCTTTGCGCCGTGATCGTGACGTTCCCCCCGGAGATCGCGGTATCGACCTGGAACTCGTACACCAAGTTCTCGCCGCCGCTGATCGCCGGGAGCGTGATGGCGATGCCATCCGCTTTGTTCAGGTAGTAGATCGTGCCGGAGTCTGCCGGAGTCAGCGTCTTGGTCGCCGCCGTCAAACTCTCGCCAGTCATGCGTAGCGTTTTGGCCTTGCCTGGATAGTTGGGCATCAGTCGTCATCCTCTCCGTACAACGGTTCACGTTCGAGGTTCGCCAGCAACACCGGCTCCCAGTTGTCGCGCACCGTCTTTGCCGATGCCGCGTTGCCCTGGAGCGACTGTTCCCGCGCCCGTTCCCAATCGGCCCGCCGTTGCTGGCGTTGCCGGAAACTGAGCGCCCGCGCTTCCTCGTCCGCCCGAACCATCGTTACGGCACAAGCGCCGCGAACGGCAGCCGCGTGGCGTCCGTCTGGTTCGCCCGGTTGATCGGATTCGGCAGCGCCCAGCCGAGGCGCATCGTCGCGCGCAGCGCAACCATGTCCTGCTGGAAGAGGTTGTAGACCACGGCTCCGGACTGGTTCATGATCGTGGCCTCGGTCGCCAGCTTGTAGGTGATGTCTTGCCGCATGGCGTACACGATCTGGTTCCAGTCGCCAGCGATGTAGCGCGCCACGCTGGTGTTGAACGCCCCGTTCTTCGGGAAGTACAACGGCTGACCGTCAAGGCTGTACTGCGTCGGCCCGGTCATGTCCATGCGAAAGATCGGGTTGCCGTTGCTGTCGCGGATCCCGCGCAACTTGGCGCGCTCACCGAGTCCCGCAACCACGCCGTTGACCGCAAAGCCATCCGCTTCAACCAGACCGAACACGCCCGGCGTGCCGTCACTGGCATGTCCCAGGAGCATGTCGTACAGGTCAGCGTACGTCACCGTATCCTCGTCAACCTTGTGCGACGCGGCGGTGATCTGCGTCATGATGTCGTCCGGCCAATCGGTCGGGGCGTTGGTTCCGTGCATGATGGCCGCGTCGATCGCCACGCCGAACGCTTCGACGAGCAGCGGGCGAATCTCGCCCCAAATGTCGTAGTCGGCGTCATCGAGCACAGCCTCGGGCACCGGCACGATGACGGCCAGTTCCTCAGCGTTGATGTAGACGTTTTCCCACGCCACTTCGGTGGTCTGCTTCAGCCCCGTGTCGCCGGTCACGAAGTACGCGGTCGGGAGCGAGCCGAGCACCGGCAACCGGCGCTGCTTGCGGCTCATGTTCGGCAGGCGCCGGGCGAGCTGCAAGACGGCAGACGATTCGGTGACGGACTGGATGATTTCGCGTGCGGCGTCTTCAGGAATCAGCGCCGCTGAGTCGGTTCGGGAAATGAGGCTATCCGTAGGCATTGGGTTTCCCCTTACTCAGTCGCGAACCCGGCTTTTTGCCGGATCGCGGCGTTCATCTGCTGGTTGAACGACTGCCCGCCCGGCTTGCTGCCGTTGCCCGCGCCGCCGTCTGCTCTGGGCGATGCGCGGAACAGTTGCGGGGCAATCTGCTTGGCGTCTTTCAGGAGGTCGTCAACGTTCTTCGGTGCGCCATCGTCGTCATAGGCGATGTCGCCGCGGACCATCCGGTACACCGCGTCCACCGCATCAGGCGATGCACCCGCCTTGCGTGCCGCCGCCCGGATCGCGTCGCGAGCGTCACGCTCACGGATCGCGTTGTCCTTCTCGGCAATGCGGCGTTCCAGATCGGCCACCTTTTCGGCATCGGTCTTGCCCGCGCCTTCGAGCGCCGCCAGTCGCTTCTCCAAGTCCTTGCGTTCGCGTTCTGCCGTCTTCCGAGCCTCACGCTCTTTTTCGAGGGCAGATTTCAACCCGGACGTTTCGTCCTTGGGCGCTTCGTCGTGGTGACCGTCGTTCTCGTTCTCGTTGTGCTCAGACATCCCGTCTTCGCGCTCCTGACCGGCGTCCCGCCGGGGAAACAAAAACGGCGGTCCAGGGAGCCGCCGCGTTTCGCCGCGTACTCGCCCTGACCGCCGTAGCCGTCCGTATTTCGTTAGGTGCAGTCTAGCAGGTATTCACCGATGGTCAACGGACTGACGTTTAGCGAAGCGTGCGCAGCTCCGGCCACCGCTTGCAGACCAGTGACCAAAAGAGTTTTGCCGCCTGCCGGGCCGCGTACAACGCATACGGCACGTCGCCGAGCGCCATCGCCTCGCGGTCGTTCGTGATCGGCTCGCTCATTCGTCCCCCGCCGTGAACACCAGACCGGACACCCACCCGAGCACCGGATCGTCTTTGCAGCCCCGCCGTTCGAGCGTGGCGCGTTCGCGTGCCGTCATGCCGTTGTGGGCGCGCTTCGCGGCCCAGAACGCGCACAGGCGATTGTGCCGGGTAAGACGGCGTGCGCCGCGTTCGTCGGCAGCGACGGGCAGCGGGAGCAACGCCAGCGATGCGAGCAAGAACGCGCGCCGGGTCATTCGGCCTCCAATGGGTGACGCTCGCCGGGGAGCGGGTCGAAGCGGACACCGTTGTCGCCGTCGTACGGCTGCCGGTGATCGTGCAAGTCCATGAAGATGTCGGGCGGGATGCCATCGGGGAACGCCTTGCAACGATTCCCCGGCAATGCGTCAGCCTCAAACCAGCGACAACGGATGCACTGAGGAATGTTGATCGTCAAAACTCAGGCCCTCCTAGTTTGCGGTATAGGTCCATCACCTCGTCATCGAACACACGGCCCGCAGAACCCGCCGCGAATACTTCCGCAACAAACTCTGTCGATACTGTTCCCGCATAACGGCTGACCTTGACCGTCGCCATATCGCGCTGATCCGGCGTCAATGGCACGGCAATCAGGTTGTATCGCTTTTTCTTCCCGTGGAGATAGTGCGCCATCTCGTGACGAATGATGCCCGCCGCATCCGACCAAGCAAAGATGCCGTTCTTGCCCGCGCTTGCAGCGATTCCTACCGGGTCCTCAAAGAACGTCGTCTTGGTGAATATCTGAATCTGGCCGCGCTTGCCAATACGAACGTCATAAAGCGCGCCCGCCGACTTGTGCGTGCCAGCAACGATCTTGATTGGCGCTTCGACCGTATGACCGAGCCTGCTTAGGGTGTCTGCCGCCTCGTTGATGAGGTTGACCGTTGGCAACTGTTCCGGCGTTGCTCCGATCAGATTCAGACCAAGTTCTTTTGCTTTCCGCTTGGCTTCCGTAATCGTTTTAGCGGGAACGAACCCGGCATCACTCCGAACGGGCGTCGGCTGTTGCCGCATCGCCTCTTTCCGCGCCCGCCGTTCCGCCTGCTTGCGGGCCCACGCGATCCCGCCGTCACGTTTGCTTTCGCCCCATTTCGGGTCTTTGTCCGTCCGCACGAAGTCGCCTAACTCGACCTCACCGTCACGGAACGCCTGCCCGCCCTGCTTGCCGAGGATGGCGTCTTGCGTGTCGGCATCCTGCCGCCGCAACCACTGATCCCCGGTTTCGAGCGGCGCACGCTTGGCCGCGTACTTGTCGTTCAGGACAGGCCGCGCGGTACAACGACATGCCGGATGTGCGGGGAAGAACGTCTGTGACAGCGGGAACGTCTCGCCGTCCATTGCCAGGCACGCCGCGCACGTCCGCCGCTGTTTCGCGCTGACCCACTTCCAGCCGTCCAGGATGTCGGCATTGGCCGCGTACCGCGCCAGCTTGGCCGTGCGATACGACCGGAGCATTTCGGTGCGACTGATGAGCAGTGCCCGGCTTGCCTGCATTCCCGTGGCGTGACGGACCGCCTGCGCAACCACCCGCGGGTTCTTGCCCAGGATCACGCCCGAGGTGAGCGCGTCGCGTATCGCCTTCGTCGCCACCGCTCCGAACGATGCGAGCAGTTGCCCGGTCGGGCTGTCGGGTTCCAGCATGCCAACGAGGTCGAGCACGGCATCCCGTGGCACGCCGGCGAACGATCCGGCGATGACGGCGGGGTCCTCCGCCGATGCCGCGGCGATGTCCCGTGCCGCGTCGAACCCGAGCTGGATAACGTCCGCCTGCCCGCCCCGCACGAGCGTGCCCGTTTCCTGCGCAAGCCGGTCCATCTCCTCACGTATCTGCCGTTCGAGGATGTGATAGCGTTCGAGTTGGAACAGTTTGGCGGGCGATGGTTCATCCATGTTGGCAAGATCGAACTGCACCAGTTCGATCAACGGGGCGAGCCGATCCATCGCCGTGCGGTAGGTGTTCAGCAGCCGGAGTTGGGCCGCGCGGTCCTTGTCCAGGATCGCCTTGCGGTAGCGGGCTAACTGGTCTTCGAGGTCGCTCATGCCACCGCATCTACCAGCGGCACGCTCCGGCTCGTCGCCTGCCATGCACCAGTTGCATCGACGGTCATTTCGCGAAATGCCCAGCCGTATCCGGTCGTTTTCAGAATCAGCCGCGAGTGCTCATTGTGCCCGCCGCCGATGATCGTCAGCGGCATAGATGACGGCGTGTCCGCTGTGCGCCGAATCAGTGCCCACAAATCGCGGTTGCCGACGCGCACCGGGTTGACCAGTACCACCGCTCCCGTAACCCCGCCAACGATGATGGGCGCATCGTCAAAACGCCCGCCGATGACGTTGACACCGCTGACCCGATGCAGCATCAGCGCACACGACGAGTCGGCGCGATCACCGGCAAAGTCGCATCCGTGGAAATCGAGCCAACCGCTTGTCGTCTCCTGATTGCCGACAATGGCCGGTACCGCAACATTCTCCGTGTAGAGATTGGTCAGGGTGATCGGCCCCGCGAATGCGGCCAGCCGCACGCCCGCCACGTCTGCCCCTTGCGCAACGAACGAGTCAAAGTGGAGGCGTCCAAATCCGCTCGCACTTCCCGTACTGAACTCGGTCACGCGCTGATCAACCAACAGATTGTGTTCTGCCCGATTACTCGTATAGCACGTTCGCCAGGTACTCGCGAGCACCGTGCGGTTGATCTTGACGCACGCGCCGGTCAACGTTGCCCCGTTCGTCCGCAGTGAATCAAACTCGCACCCCCACACGTACTCGAAGACGAACCCGTCCGTGCCGGTGAACGCATCGAGCGAGATACGCGCCGCCGTCATTTGCGGGCAATGGACGAACGCCACCGCACACGTTGCCGTTCCGCTCACGACGAAATCGGATAGGCATTGTCCGGGCTCCGTCGCGTCGCCGTCGCCGCCATAGGTGCAGATGGCTGGGCCAGCAATCCCGTCAGCAACGATGCGCGACTGCCAGCCCGACCCCCTGAACACAAGCCGGGCGCGCGTCCGCAGTGTGCGCGTAATGCGAAAGCGGCCCGGCGGAAGATCGAGACACGTCCCCGTGCGGGCGCACTGGTCGCACGCCGATTGCAGCGCGTCCGTGTCATCGGTGACGCCATCGCCAACGACCCCGTACAGTCGCGCGCTGGTCGATGGCACTGACCAAGGACGCATTTACGCCACGCGGAACATGATTCGCGGAGCAACCGTTTGAAACGTTGGCGACCCAAAGTCGCTCGGCAGCGTGCCGTACGTGTGCGCGACGTAACAGCCGCCAAGCACAGACGCGCCATCCGTGCCGAAGATTGCGACCGCTGCCTGGAAGTGCGCCACGGTTGGCGTGCTGTCTGACTCTAGCGCGAGAAACGAGTACCCGGCGGGAAGCGTGATCGACGCCGAAACGGTTTTGAACGCTGCCGTAACTGCTACGGTGCCGGCCTCCGACAACAACGCGCCAGGGAGTCCTGAAGATGTTGGGTAGTAGACGCCGAAGCGGAGATTGCCGGTTCCGCTGGCCACGTTGATAGCCAGCGTGTCAATCGGAGTATCTTGCTCAACGAAAACCGGAACCGCGTAAAGCCGATTGGCAACTAGTGCGACGTTCGCCTGATTCTGCGCGCCCTCCGCTGTACTGGCGTCGTAGTAAAACGCGCTCCGCATCGCCGGGCGCCGGTATATGGGCGCTGGGACGATAATATGGGCCCCGCTCACTGCATCACCCCACAAACGTGGCGCGGAAGGCTCCGGCTGCACTCACCGCCGTCAGGAACAGATAGTTGTCCCGGATCGACGGCTCAGACTTCAGCACGTACTTGACGATGCTACCCGCCTCGTGGAATCCGCGCTGCGTCACGCCCTGCGTGGTCTGCGCGATCGTCGGCACGCGCGTGCTGGCTGATGCTCCGCCCGTCAGGCTGGATCCGTCGATCACGAGTAACGGCTGATCCCCGGCGAACGTCGGCGTGTTGAATGTGATCGTGACCGGGTTGCTGCCCATGGCCCCGCCGGCGCAGGTCACGCCGGACGCGCCGATCGTGCTGATGGCGTTGAGCGCGGTCTGAATCGTGCCCGCCGAGGCGTTGTAGGCGATATTGCCCGACGCCACGCCGTTGAGCGCCAGCGTGAACGTGCCGCCCGTGGCGTCGCCCGCCGTCAACGTCTGCACCTCGGCCACGTCGGCGGCCAGCGTGCTCGTCTGCCCGAATCCGACCCGGCAGAGCGAAGCGCAGTAGAGAATGATCTCCTTTGCGGTCGACGGCACGGCCAGCGCCGCCTCCGTGGTGCTGATGATTCCGGCGGTACGGCCCACCGGACGATAGGGAATAGCCATCGTTACCCTCCGAACGGCGCGTTCCCGCCGCGGTCAAACTGCTGTGACCCATGAGAGTCACGTTTGGTATAATTTGGGCAGAGAAAATCCGGGCGGCTGGCAGGCCCCCGGAGCGGCTCATCTCCCCGACCTGCTAGGAGGTCAGTTCCATGAAGCAACCAAACTATACCGGCTTGTGCCGTTGTGGGTGCGGTCAGCGCACTGCCATTGCGCAACGGACTAACACGCGCGCTGGACTTGTTCGCGGGCAACCGAACCAATTCGTGTTCGGTCACCAACAACGTCTCTCGCCATCCGAGTACGAAATTCGTGACTGTGGGTTCGATACACCTTGTTGGGTTTGGCTTAGAGCCAAGTCCACCGTTGGTTATGGGCGAATTCGCATCGGCCCACGGTTGTTCCAGGCGCATCGAGTTTTCTACGAGCGCGCGATTGGACCTGTGCCTGAAGGTCTTGTCCTTGATCACCTGTGCCACAACAGGGCTTGCGTGAATCCGAATCACTTGGAGCCCGTGCCGATATCTGTCAATTCGCGAAGAACTACAAACGTCAAACTCTCGCAGTCCGACATTCAGGAGATACTCAGGCTTATCGGCACAGAAAGCCATGCGAGCATTGGTCGCCGTTTCGGTGTAACAGGCCCTCATATTGGACGCATTGCAGCGGGTTTGCATTGGGGCGATCACGACGGCACCTCTGATGGTTGACCACGGTCGAACGAAGTTGCAAATAGTTCGGCTTGCCGTTCCGCCTCAGCCTGTTTCAGCGCCGTGAACCGCGCTACTTCGTCTTGCGAATAGCCCAGTTCGGCCCAAATCTGCTCGTGCGGAATGCCAAGGGATGACTTCAGCGCCGCCTGTTGCAACGCTTCCAGGTCGCTGCGCGTCTCCGCTGCCTGCCAGATCGGCACGACGAACTCAGCGCCGCCGTCACCGATGATCCGGTCAACCCTAAGCGCAAACGTCATGGCGTCGGACAGCGCCGCGCCGAACGCAACCTGCCGGTCCTTCAGCTTGGCGACGAACGGCCCCTCAGCCGTTTTCAGCGCCTCACCCGAGGGGAAGTCGCCGGTCATGCCGAGCCAATGAATCGGCACGCCGGAGACGTGGCTGATCTTTTTGTCCCACGCCTCTTGCGCCGTGATGTACTGCGTCATATCCGCTGGGTCGAACTGGCCGAACTTGGCGTCCGTCTCAGACACAGCCCACACGCGATCGACCGCCGCCTTGAACTGCTCTTCTTCCTCGTTGGTGTACGGGTTGCGCTCCGGCGCCGCACCGACCACCCACCGCTGCGGGAAGGCGACGAACTCACCGGCAATCAGCATGTCCGCGACACTCTTGTTCACGCCGTCTTGCAGGGGGATCACGTCCACCAGTTCCGACGTGCCGACCATGCCGGTATCGGCGTTGTTGCCGAACGGGAAGACGGGCACCGTGCCCCACTCGTTGACGATCTCCGGCCCGGCGTCATCCTCGTACGGCACGAGCGTCCGGCTGTCCTTCGGTCGCTCATCGGCGGCGCGGTTCGTGATCCATCGAGTGATGTATTCGGCGTCGTAGCAGTTGACCCGCCACTTGCCTTTGTCCGGCCCGTGGTGCAGCCGCCAGCACTTGACCGCGTGTAGCAGTCGTTCGGGGTACTCATCGTCATAGGTCGGCTCGATCAGGTGTCCACGGTTGATGTCGATGCGCGCCGCGCCGTCCTCACCCGGCCACACGATCAGGTAGGCGTCGCCGGAGCGCAGTGATTCCGTCCACAGCTCGCCCTGCCGCTTTGGCATGCGGGTGCGTTCCCACACGGCAACGGCAGCGATGCCGAGCGGATCCGTGTTGGGATCGTCGCTGCCGGGCGTCTCCCAGCCCGTCACGGCCAGGCGGTTGGCGTAGGCGTCCACGACAGGGCGCGCCCTGTTATAAGCCAACTGGCGGAACAAAGAGCCGAATGCGTTATGCCATTGATCCGTCGAAAAGTTGAGCGGATGCTTGCCCGCGTAGTAGTCACGGTACTTGCCGTAGCGGTTCTGACGCGATGCGAGCGATTCCAGCGCATCGGTGATGTCGGCTGGTTCAACCATCAGCGAATCCCCCGGATGCGGTTCGACTTGCGCGGCTCCAGGTGCATCACGAAGTACCGCGTCGTGTCCATCCCGTGATCGTTCTCTTTGACCGGCTGTTCGCCCTTGCGCAGTCCGGGCCGCGTGTCCCACACGTAGCTTTCGTATTCGTCCGCGGTGCAGATCGGCTTGCCCGCGCGCTTCAGTTCCGCGTCCGTCTCAACGACGCTATCCCGCATGACGAACAGGCGCGGCTTGCCGTTGCCCTGCACCTTCAGGCGGGATTGCACCGCCTGAATGCCGGGGCTCACGTCCTTGATCGCCGCCGTGGTCCGCATACGGAGATGGCGTTCGAGCGTGGCGCGATCCTCAGCGTCATGGTCAGTGATGATGGCGAGCGGGCGCGGTTCGTTGGCCGTGTGCTTCAGGATGACCGGCGCGTGATCCTCAACCAGCGTTTGCGTCTTGTAAATCTCGCGGTACAGGTAGGCGTTGCCGTCCGGGTCGATGGCCCACCACTGGTAGACGAACGGGTTGACGAACCCGAAGTCACAGGCGTGATAACGCGGCCAGTCGCGCGGGATCGGGAAGCGGTCGATCAGGTGAACGTTGCGGTCCCACGTCTCGTAAATCTGCCCCTCAGCCGCCACCCACAGACCGAGCCGAAGCCGCTTGTAGCGAACACCGCTGAGGTTGTCGAGCCCGGCAATGTAGACGCGGCCTTCGTCCGTCCATTCTTTCGTGCGGGGATCGAAGTACGCCGGGTTGTCTTCGTGGCGTGAGAGGATCCGGCGCGTCTTGCCCGCGTCGCAGCGGACGTTCAGCCAGTGCGACTGCGGACCTGGGTTGCAGTCCATGATGATCTGCTGGTACGGCATGACGTTGTTGCGGAGCCGCGTATCCAGCGTCTCGATGTCGTCTTCGGTGGCTTCCGTTGCCTCGTTGAAATAGATCACATCGTATTCGGTGGACAGCACCTTTGAGGCGTTGTCCATGCCGCCGACGACGATCTCCGAGCCGTTCGGGTAGATGAACTTCGCGGGCTCGGCTTTGCTGCCGCCGTAGAACCGCACGCCGTCGAGCGGGTGCAACACCTTGCGCTGGTAGGTGACGAGCGCCGAGGCGGTGAGCGACACGCCCGTCTTGCGGACCATCAGCGCACGGGCGCCGGCGTACTTGCTCATCTGCCGGTGCAGCTTTTGCAGGCACGCGATCGTCTTGCCCGTGCCGGCCGGTCCTTCGATCAGGACTTGCCGCTCTTTCGCGTACCAGAGATCACGCGCGCCGCCGATCGGCCAGTAGTCGATATTGACCACATCGCCGGGCGTGGTCTGCCGGAGCGCGGCGGCGACCATCGTTAGACGGCCTCCGGATCGACGCCGATGTAGCGCCGGATGCCGAGCTCGCCCGCGATGTTGAGCCGATCGTTCTTGGGCGCGTCAAGCCCGACGAGCGCGGCGCGACGTTCCATGATGCGAATGGCGACCTCGGTTGACCGGACGTGCCCCTTCAACACGGCGGGCCAATGGGACGCTAGCATCTTGTCGAGCCGTTCCAGTTCCAGCGTGCGCAGTTCTTCTGCGGGTTCGCGGATGATCGCCTTCAACCCGGACTGGATCGCCTTCTGCGCGGCGCTGTGGCTGCCGTAGCCGAGCGCGTCCGCGATCTGCTGGTAGGTCATGCCCGCCTTGCGCAGTTCGAGCGCCTTGGCTTGCCGCTCCTTGACGGACGGGTTGTTACCGCGGGAGGCGGGCGGACGCGTGGTGCTCGCCATCAGTCCGCCGCCATCGCTTCGACGCGCTCAAGCGTCGCGGTCTGGCCGGTGAACTGCTCCCAGCGTCGCACGATCACGTCGCAGTAGTGGGGATCGAGTTCCATCAGGCGCGCGGTGCGCCCGAACTCTTCGCAGGCAATCATGGTCGTCCCACTGCCGCCGAACAAGTCGAGCACCAGCGAATCCGGCTTCGTGCTGTGCTCGATAGCGCGGGACACGAGTTCGACCGGCTTCATGGTCGGGTGGTCAGGTGAAGCCGTCGGGCGGTCGATTTGCCAAACCGTTGTCTGTTTACGGTCGGTGAAGTCGTTGTGCGCTGCGCCGGGCGTCCAGCCGTAGAAGATCGGCTCGCATTGCCAGTGATACGTCACGCCGAGCGGCGCGAACGTCGCGTTGTTCTTGACCCACTGGATGGTCTGCCGCCATATGCCGAGTTCGTTGAGCGCCTGGCCGAACAGCAGGTGTGGCGGCCCCGCCGGGGCCGCTACATACCACGATGCCCCAGGAACGCAGTACGTGGCCGCGAGCGAAAACGCATCGCGCAGCATCTGCAAGAGGCCATCTTCGCCCAGCGTGTCGTTCTCGAGGTTGCGCTCAATTCGGTTGGACCGTCCAACCGAATTGAGCCACTTGTTCTTGTCGCCGATCGCCACGCCGTAGGGAGGGTCCGTCCAGACCATGTCCACCCGATCGCCGCGCATCAGCCGGTCTACGTCCGTGACGACCGTGCTGTCCCCGCACAAGAGTCGATGCCGCCCCAGCAGCCACAGGTCGCCCGGCTTCGTGATCGGCTCGTCCGGCACGCTCGGCACGTCGTCGGGATCGGTCAGCCCCTCGGTGATCGTGGCCGCGTCACCGGCGAGCGAGTCCAGCAACTCCCGCACGGCCTCGTCGTCGGTTGCGACCGCGGCGAGCAGGGCGTCGAGCGCTTCCTGATCGTGGTACGCCATCGCCGTCAGCGGGTCGTGCGTCGCCAGGATCAGCGCCGCCTCGTCGTCGGTCAGGTCCGTGTAGGCGACGCGGATCGTGGGCTGATTGGCCCGCATCGCGAGTTCAACCCGGAGGTGCCCGTTGATCACCATGTCCGTCCCGTCTTGCACGAGTACGGGGTCGAGGTAGCCGACCTCGGAGATGACGCCGGAGAGTGCGTCCTGTTGCGGTTTGGGGTGGCGGCGATAGTTGGCAGGGTTGGCGAGCAGCTGATCGGGCGGCACGTCAGCATACCGGGTAATTCGGTTACGCCATTGCTGGTTACGCCTGTCTCTTATA